ATAGTAAAATTAGCTCCTGCAAAATCAAACCCATTATCTCCTCTATACAGTTTAGTATCTCCTGTGCTAGACATTAAGATACTGGTTTCTGTAGGGTTATAGTTTCTTTGCCCCCAGTTCTCAGTAGTGCTGTAGGCTTCCCAACTTTGTGATTGATCTGACCATACAACTGCTGATACGCCAGGATTGACTATGCCTAATGCTATATGTAAAATATCAGGCAATTCTCTAAAACTAAATGAGTTTGTATTGTAATTCCATATTAAGGCTTTGTTACAATAAGTAGAACCTACTGTTGGGTAAGATACCCATATTTCATTCTTTTGTTTATTATGTGTTACAAATATGTTTGCATAATTAGTGCTGTCTATTTCTTCAAATAAAGTTCTTTTAACAACTGTACTAGCAACAGATTCTTTAGATACACCATTATGAACAATAAGATCACCATTAGTTACTACAAAGTGTTTACCATTAAATTCTGCTACACAGTTTCTTGATAAAACACCTGAGTCATCAAATAGCTTTTTAATGTCAAATACTAAATTACCACCAGTAAAGGTCATAATGTATGTAGTGTTTTCCTTATATATTATAAAAGATTGTTTAAGTGGAAACCCATCTACAATAAATTCACCTGCATCACCTACTGTTGCTGAACCTGCATCGTTTGTACTAGATGCTGTCCAAGAACTAGGTAGCGTAAGGTTTTCTGCTGCATCTCCCCATCTAACTTTATTAGGATAGTTGGTAGAAGATTCTGTCATATTTAAAGCTATTAAGTAATTACCAAAAGGTCTTATTACTTTACAAGTTGTACTTGATGGCCAGTTGGTTAAATCTGTAAACTTACTAGCACCTGTTGTAGCTAAACATTGTGGATCATCTACTCCATTGTTCAAAATAGCCAGTCCATTAAATATAGAACCAGTCCAGTTGCCTGAAGCAGTTAAGTTAGTAGAATAATCTCCACCTGATGTCCTTGTAAAATCTTCATGACTAGAACCATTGTATCTGTATATTTTAGCTGATCCAGCATAGAACCAATAGTTATTAGCACCTGTAGACCAATTTAAAGCAAAATAAGGAGCTACTGTAGGTGTACCAAATACTTGATCTTGACCTAATACTTTTTTAGCTGCGTTATCTTCAAACCTAGCATTTTGTGTATGTGAGAAATACTCATTAGGTAATACAGTATCATTTGTATCTTTAATCATTCCTTTCGGATTTAATACTTGAAAGGTTGCCATTACGCAGTTCTTCTCCACATGTATGCAACGATGTATGGTTGAACATTATTATGTGCTCCACCACCACCTGTTGCTCCTGAAGTAAAAGTTTCACCACTAGAAGTGCCATCAGGAAATAAAGCGTGGTCATTAGAACTTCCACCATTTTCTGATGAAGGAATACTTACTGTATGTGTATGTGATGGTAATTCAGCAGTTGTTAAAGTATGTGTTTTAGAACCACCAGTTTCTTGTGCTGTATCAAAATCACTATCTGCTGCGTTTAAACCTACTATAACTCGACCAGCTCCAAAAGCTGCCCAAGTACCAAAACCTAATAGCGTACCTGGATTAGTAGCTACTGCTGCATTTATATAAATAGATCCTACTGGATATACAGCTTGTAGAGTTGTTGCTGTGTTAGAGCCTATAGTCAAAGTACCTGATATAGTTAAGTTTCTAATACCTGTTGAATCTTTACTAGCATCGACTGTTACTGCTTTAGATGCTTCTGCTGTGCCGAGGGTAGTTATGTCTACATAATTTAACTCTGTTGTATTTGCTGTAACGCCATCTAGTAAATTTAATTCTGTGTGCGTTGAAGTAACTGCTCCAGTAACACTAGGGAAAGTTGCTTTGACTGTTGATTTTATAAGTCTTAAATGGTCATCACCCTCATTAACTGGATCACCAGCTACTGGGTTTGAACTATTTAAGTCCGATATATATGTTCCTGTTTCTAATCCCATTTAATTTCTCCTAGCCTTTGGGGTTGTTATCTTTAACTGATTTAATATGTGTATACCACAAGCCTGTTTTAGCAGTATCTCCTAATTTACCAGCATCTATATCTTTATATAACATATCAAGTTGGTTTGCTATTGAGTCATAAAAGTTACTACCAGTATCTCCTGTTCTTCCTAAAAGCCAAGCGTTATCTACATACCATTGTTGAGTTGCTTGTCTATCTGATAATTCTTGAGCAGTTTCATCTCTTTCTGTTATTGTTGTTCCATTATCTATTAATGCTTTACCTGCCATAATTAAGCCCTCACTACTCCATAAATACTTAAATTAATTTTATAAGCACCATCTCCACCTGTAAATAAAAATTTAAAACCATTGCAAGTGTTTGCTGCTGTTCCATTATGATATCCATGTCCTTGTGCAATTCTTGATGAACCATTTGAACCCTCTCCACCTATTTGATAAACAAAAGATGGACTTGTATCTCCTTTAGAATCACTTGTATCAGATGCCCAGCGACCACCTTGTGGGTTGTTAAACATCATAAAACCATTCATTGGGTCAACTGTTCCACCATTTTGTTGTTCAACAAGTGTAAACCTATCTGCTGCATCTGAGGTAATTCTTTTTTCTGATAAGTTGTGAGTAAGTCCTAATGTGCTTTGTCTATAATTTGAACTTGTAATTTCAGAGCCACCATCTAAAAATCTCATTTGTATATCACCAGCACTATGCTGTGTTATCCCATGAATAAAAACATAATAATTATCATAGCTTGAATTAAATCCAGTAAAAGAATAACTTGTTGTATTTCCTGAAGCATTATATTCATTTACTGCTGATATTAATGCTAGTCCACCACCACCACCACCAGCTTCTGCCCATTTAACACCTGTAGCTTCTGATGAATCTGCTGTCAAAACATAATCGTTTGTACCTACAGCTAATGCTTGTGGATTACCACTACCATCGCCAATTAAAATCTTTCCTTTGGTAGATAAATCAACTGCTGTAAGAGCAGATGTTCCATTACCAATGATAACTCCGTTAGCTGTTAAACTAGTTGCTCCAGTACCACCACTACCTACTACAAGAGTTGCTGATAGTCCTGCTGATGTTCCACTGGTATTTTGTGAACCTGCTGCATTTACACCTGGTAAATCTATATTTGCAGAACCATTAAATGAAACCCCACCTATGTTTCTAGCAGTTGTAAGGGTTGCTGCTGAAGTAGCTGTTGCAGAATTTCCAGTACATGAGCCTGAAGAACCTGAAGTATTGCCTGTTACGTTGCCTGTTAACGCTCCAGCAAATCCTGTTGCAGTTAAAATGCCACTGCTTGAATTAAATGCTAAATTAGAACCTGACTTAGGTGCTAAATCTCCTGTAGCAGCAGTTGTAAATAATGGGAAACAAGTAGTATCACTACTTTCATCTGCTACTGTAACATTTGTAGATGTAGTAGCTGTAGCACTGTTTCCAGTACAACTTCCTGCACTTCCACTAGCATTTCCTGTTACATTCCCTGTTAATGCACCTGCAAAACCAGTAGCTGTTAAAATTCCTGAATTAGAATTAAAGGCAAGATTACTTCCTGATTTAGGTGGAAGGTCGCCTGTCGCTGCTGTAACAAATAATGGAAAGCATGTAGTATCTGAAGATTCGTCTGCAACTGTTATATTTGTAGATGTTGTTGCTGTAGCTGAATTACCACTACAAGAAGCTGAACTTCCTGATGTATTTTGGTTTCCTGCTGAGTTTACACCTGGTAAATCAATGTTAGCTGTACCATTAAAAGATACACCACCAATATTTCTTGCAGTTTCTAACGCTGTTGCAGTTGCTGCATTTCCTGTGGTAGAACCTGATGTGCCTGAAGTATTACCAGTAACATTACCTGTCAAATTTCCTGAAAACGTACCTGACAATACATCTGTGCTTGAGTTAAAAGTTAATCCTGATGCTGTCTTTGGACCTAGATCCCCAGTCGCTGCCGTTGTAAACAAGGGAAAACAAGTAGTGTCTGAGGATTCATCTGCAACTGTAATTGCAGTAGGTACATAACTTGATGATGCTTTTGCATCTAATTGTGTTTGTATTGCTGATGTTACGCCATCTAAATATCCTACTTCAGTAGATGTTACTGCTGATACCGATACATCTCCACTACCATCTGATACTAATGCTCTTGATGCTGTTAGATTTTCCATCTTAGAAAAAGCTAAAGCTGCACTTGCATTGACATCAGCGTTAACAATAACGCCTGTACCAATCGCTGCTGTACCTGTAGTACCTATAGATATATCGCCTGATATAACCACAGGATTAAAATTCGTTCCATCGGCTATTAAAGCTGCACCACTTGTGTTTGTACCCATAGTCAGATCATCGCCTGATATCGTCAAATCACCACCTATAGTAGCGTTGCCTGATGTAGTTAATGTACCTGAAGATGTTAAACTTGTTGCTGTAACTGCTGGTAAGTTAGATGCTAAATCTGTAATAGTTAACTTAAAGTTAGAACCTGAATAAGCGATAGCAAATACAGATTCTGTATTAGGGGTTGTTGTTGCTGTTAAATCTGTAAACTTTTGTGTTGCCATTTATTGTTCAGTCCATGTTGTAGTTGCTGTAGCTGGAGTATCTTGCCAGTCATCAGGAGCTATAACAACTCCCCCTTCTTGTTGAAACAGTAATCCTGTTTCTGTTACTAATAAATCTAAATTATCTTCTGTTTCAAAATATCCCTCAGATGTATTTTGTATAACACTCCATGTTGTAGAATCTGTAGAAACTATAGTCCATGTAGTCATTAATATAATCCATAGTCAATTCTTGTTACAGGTGCTGTGCCTGAGTGTCTATCTCTCTCGTTAGATTCTATTACAGAATCTTTAGCACTATTATATAAACCTGCCCAAACTTGTAATCTTTTGTCATTTTGTAAATAAGGTTCTGCTTCAACCAACGCACCATATAAGTAAACATCAGGATGATGTGTAAGCATATCATTTGTAGTGTTGGTGTCTGACAAAGGAGTAAATGTTTTATAATAAGCTATTTCTATTTCATAAACACCATCAGGTATTGGTCTTATTTGTATAGTATTGCCTTTAATTGAATAAGATTTTGGGCAACCTACGCTACTTCCTGCTTGTAATCTGTCCATTATTTCAGGGGTCAAAAACTCTAAAGGAGTTTTAGGATCTGTGTTAAGCTTTATATTACGCATAGCAATATAGTCATCAGGTAAAGTATAATACTCAGTATCAGCTATAGTATTAGTTGTTACTCTAGTTTCCATTCTTCTGATTTTAAAATCTCTTTTATGTCTTGTTTCAGCTAAAGCAATAAAATCAGGAATAACATCGGTTAAATCACTTCTATCTAACCAGTTTGCTATAGATGTTTTAAGTTCTGCGTATGTTGATATTGCCATTATATTACTCTACTAGTTGTCTTTAAATATTTGTAATCAGGACTGTTAAGTAATTTCTTAATAGCCTTCATATCTTGTTTTTTATTTATATCAATTCCAAATTTAATCTTCCATTCTTGTGCAACCATTACTGGTATTCTAGCACATAAACGAAAGTCATCTCTCATGTGATGGTCTTCCTCTTGTAGTCTTTTATTGTTTTGTATCAATTTAGACAAATCAGGGGATTTGTATTGTATTGCAAATTCCCCTGAATGTTCTGAAAAATGAAAGGTTTCGCCATCTCCTAGCCTTCTTTTCATTATTCACTAAGCTCCTGAACAAAAACAGTAGGTGTTCCACTAGCGTGAATGGTTGCCATTTTCATGCCACCATCTATTTTAAATATGATAGATTCATCTCCTGCCATGTATATTGAAGTTGCAGTTGCTGCTGTAGGATTT